ATCATCAGAGTTGACTATTTTGAGGCCTGTTCCACCAGTGGTTTTCCCGACAACGAATGATTTACCGCTGCCAGGACCACCAGCTAGAAAGAATGCTTTAAATATATTGGGATCGTTGAGGCCTTCTACTAGTTCTTGATATGTCTTCATTTTTATTTCCTATTGACTCTTTTTGTCTCATTAGTGCTATCATATATTTATGTTCTTCTGAAATTGGTTCAATTCTTCTTTCTTGACTCTGAAAAGTTTGCATATTTTTGATTCTATTTTTTGTTGATGCTTTGGCCATTTTAAGTTCCTTTTCCTTATGATAGGTTTTTATATTCATAACAATTGAGTCAACATTTCTCCTTTCTAATCTCCAGCTGAATCGGCATCATAATCCAGTTCTGAACTATAAAAATTAGTGTCATTAAACACTTTACCGACTTTTATTGGTTTGGGTTCTATAAATCCAAGTTCTTTATCAAATTTATCTAAAGCTGAATCTTTGTTTATATTTAGAATCATAGTGTGTTTTTGTGTAGTGTTGCTAAAGGTATGTTTTAGTGCTTTAATTAAAAATTGCCCCTTGAAAAATCTATCTTTGCCATCTTTTGTAGATTTATTTTGACCAGTTTCGGGTAAATCAACTGTTACAATATCACCACATCCTATTGAGGTGTTACCATGAACTACCATTGTTATAGTTCCACCCGTTTCTAAGTTCAAAGTATTAGACCTTCTTCTCTGTAACCAACTTTCAGATTTTCTTGGTTCAAAGGGATATCGTCTTTTATCTTCAGAATAAACTTCGTATTGTGAGTTCTGATATACATCATTTTCATCTTTAACTCTACTAGTTGGTGTATAAAATGTAGCATATTCAAAATCAGTTATTCTTCTGTTTTGATCATCAACGAATGCATCATTATATATAGGATTATCATCATCACCGGCAAAGGAATTTATGTGTTTTTCTTTTTCCCTATTATCAAAATAGTTGTAACTAAATGTATCAAATTTTTTATAAAAAATATCATGTTGAATCATAGTGGATGAAAATCCTCCTAACGGAGCATTTATTAGAAAATCTTTACCTTGCATTATAGAATAGTTCTGAATAGCCGATAAATCTCTAGTTAATTTTGCATCAACATCTGGGCCACTCGTTATGCCTGGTGTATTTCCTACTTTAGCACCTGCTGTTGATTCGACATAAGTAAATTTTGAACCTTCAGAATATAGACTCTCAAGTGATCTAAAATGATATCCTTTGAGATTTTCATAGAAGTGAAATGTAGGAGAACCATGTTCCTTAGAAATTGCTTGTTGAGCAAATTTTGCAATAAGTTTAAAAGGTGTAGTATTAGGAGTGATAATCTGTTTCTGCCCTAATGAAGTTTCAATATATAAATCTTTTTTGCATTGAAGATCATTCTGTAATAAAACCTTTGTTAGATCAGAAAAACTACCCTTTAGTACTCTATTAACTCTTGTTCTTTTACTATGAATAAGTTCTGAGGAAACAAATTCTAATATAGTAGTTGATGTATTTCCACTATTTTCTCTATCTAAAATTTTAGTTACATGTAAAACATTGTCATCAAAATTTACCTTGAATTTATCATTATTCAAAGATGATGTGCCTACTACAAGCTTGAGGTATTCCATACCAATAACTGGTCCAATATTACTAAGACCGACAGTATCAAATACAGCTATATGTCCAGTAATAGAGTTTGCTTCAATACTTTCATAAAGTACTATCTCAGAGATAGATTTACCAAGATTAACTTCTACACCCTCACTAGTTATTAAAATAGCTTTTTCAATATCAAATTGTCCTGGCTCACTGAGTTTAGTTGTTCCCATTTTATCTATTACTCTTCATTAGAGATTGATAGTCTGAAACAAATTGACTCACATATGATGGATCAAGTAATTTTATTTCTCTTAATTTATCCTGTCTTTTATTTTCATATTCATAATTAGTTATAGCAGTTGCGCCAGGATTTAATGTAGCTTCAAAACCCACATCAATTGTAATTGTGGTATTACCAGATGTTTGTTGTATTTCGTAGTGATGTACAGCATTTGCATCTGTATATTTTTCTCCCAGATATGCTTGAAATTGATTTACATTCATAGGCCACTGATGAAATCTATCATAGATATCATTTGTCAAAAGAATTACCCAATGAAGTTCTGCATCATCATAAAACTCAAATGCTAAATTCTCTGGTGTTTCGTTACCCCGTATAATATACTTTGAAAAGACAACAGCATTATCTTTTATTGCCGATCTAACTCCAATTCTTTTGAGTAGATTTGTGACAATTTTTGGTGTCATATGCGTGGTATTATTATATGGTATTGTTGGGAATAATTCAAAATACATATTAGAATCCCTTTTCAATATCTTCAGCAGTAATTATTTCTATTTCATTGAACGTAAGTGATATTTCTGTTCTTTGTGGTGGAGCTCCTGATTCACCTCTTGATGTGTTAGAAGGAGAATACGCTTTATATCTATCTCCACCATATTTTACCTGTAAATCAGTAAGATAACAAGTAGATATTTTATTTAAGAAGTTGTTTCTTTTACCACCACCATCAGTAAAATAATATTCTATACCAAAAGTGGTGGGAATTGTCAGAGTTCTATCTGAAGTACCACCCGCTTTAATTCCTAGAGCTTTCGTCAAAGCTCCAAAAGCTCCGTTTGTATATTCTGGAAGCATTGCTTTTTTTAATTCATATATTATCTCATCTACAGATTTAGATTCTTTAGCACTCTTTGGAATAAACGAGAATGTGTAATTGAATGATCTTCTACCAACTCCTTTAAAAAGGAGTTCCATTTTACTACTTTGAATTCTCCCCGCTGAAATTTGTGCAATTGCCGCAGCCCCAGGAGCAAGTGTATCCATCGCCGCTAATCCTGCTGCTGTGCCAACCTCTGCAGCACCTCCTGCGGCAGCCTTACCCGCAGCAATCAACTTTCCCATACCACCTTTACCTTTTATTGCCGCCTCAATAACTCCTGCCCCGGCAGAGGCCATTGAACTTATTTCTGTATCTGCATAATCAGATTTATAGCTAACTTCAACTGAAGGGGGCATGTATAATGAAATTTGTACTTTGGTTGCCTTCTGTGATCCTTTTAATGCTAATGTTCTAGCTGTAAATGATTTTCCACGGGTTTTTGCAGCAGAAACGGCTGGGCCTTTTTTAACTTTTCCTTGAACTGTTCTATGGATTTTTAAAATTATATAATGACCTTGACCAGCAGAACCAACATCGTCTGGATATTGTAATATTTTATACTGTAACTTTTTAGTTGCTGAAGCTGCTGCAGCAGCTTCATCTGCCGCAGAAGCTGCTGGTGTTGGAAATTCACCAACATCGCTAGTTTCTGCGCCGCCGCCTGCAAAAGGTTGTAATGCCACTATAATTCTCCCTATAAATACTACGGAACTATTTATACGTCATGGCATACAAAGGAAAATATTCACCCAATAATCCGTCAAAATATACGGGTAATGTAACTAAAATTGTCTATCGTTCTCTATGGGAACGAAAGTTTATGATATATTGTGACAGCAGCCCCTCTATAATTGAATGGGGTAGTGAAGAGATCATTATACCATATTTATCTCCTTGGGATGGAAAAAAACATCGTTACTATCCAGATTTCTATATTAAAGTTAAACAACATGATGGTAAAATAAAGAAATACATCATAGAAGTTAAACCAAAGAAACAATGTAGTCCACCCAATCCAAAACCATCAAGAAAAACTAAACGTTGGTTCTCTGAGGTTAAAACATGGGGAGTCAATGAAGCAAAGTGGAAATATGCAAACTCTTGGTGCTTAAATAATGGTATGGAATTTAAGATATTGACTGAAGATGATTTAGGTATACGTTATAAATAACAGTATGGCACAGAGTAATTATATAAAATCAGTACAAAAAGCAGCAAAAGGTAGACCTTATTCTAATGATTGGTATCAAGATAAGATCAAAGAATTTGGTATGCCTGGTTCTATGGACTTAATACGAGATGGTAAAAGAAATTCTAGACCGTTTTATGGACGATTAAATATGTTTATATATAGTCCTAAACATAAGAATAAATTACCATACTATGATACATTCCCATTAGTATTACCCCTAGAGAAATATAAAGATGGTTTTCTTGGTATCAATTTCCATTACTTACCTATTCCATTAAGAATGAAGTTGTTGGATAGGATGTTGGATTTTGGTGGTGACACTTTTGATGAAAATACAACTTTAAAAGTAAATTATCAAGCAGTAAAAGCTATTAGATTAGTTAAACCAACCATACATAGATATCTTGCGGGATACACTAAATCACAATTTCGTAGAATAGATGCTGATGAATTTACTATCGCAACACTATTGCCTGTGCAGAAGTTTAAAAAGGCATCTGCTGATTCTGTATGGTCTGATTCTAGGAGAATGATCTAATGGTAGTTAATAGAAAAACTTTAGAACAAGTATTTGATGGATCATTAGGACCAATTGCAGTACAAGAAGCAAGAGGAGCTGCAAAAAGAATTGGTAGAGAACTTATTTCAGATGCTCTAGGAGAAGTTTTTGGACGTTCCTCTAGTTCACAGATTGATAAGTTTCTTGCTGATATAAACCAAAGTGGTGTTGCAAGAACTAATAAATTTGAGGTCAAACTAAATCCTCCAGCATCAATGAACCAATTAGTCGCACAATCTTTAGTATTGAGATGTGAAAGTGTTGGTATGCCTGGACTCAACCTTTCTACTTCTCCAGATAGTAATATCTATGGACCAACAAGAGATGTTGTTGAAGGTGTAACATATGCTGATGAAGTTACAATGAGTTTTATTTTGGATAGAGGATTTAATATAAGAAAATTCTTTACTGAATGGATGGAACTTGCATATGATACTGAAAGTTGGAATTTAAAATATTATGAGGAGTATGCATCAGGTACAGCTGATATTTACCAATTAGATGACAATCATAGTCCAGCATATGGTGTTAAGTTGTGGGAATGTTACCCAAAGAATTTTGGTCCTATTGAATACAGCAGTGGTTCTTCAAATGAGATTGCAAGAATGTCCGTTGGGTTTAATTTTAGACATTGGACTGATATTTCAAAACATGGAGATAAACAACCTACAGAAACCGCACTTCCAAATTTAGTTAAATCTATTGCTGGAGCAGTAGTTGGAGCAGCTACTAATAAAATAATTTCTAAATTAAAACTATAAACTAATTGAATTGAATTGAAACAGGAGAAAATAGAATGGCATTGCCAACAATTACTACCCCGACATATATTTTAAAAAAACCATCAACAGGAGAAAAAATTGACTATAGACCTTTCTTGGTAGGAGAAGAAAAAATACTATTAATGGCTATGGAATCTGAAGATGAACAACAAATATATCCTGCTATACTGAGATTGGTTAATGCATGTACAAATGGTAAAATAGGAAGTAAAAAAGATGCAATGTTTGATATTGAATTTTGTTTTCTTAGAATTAGAGGAAAATCTATATCAGAATCAATTGACCTTACCCTTACATGTCCTGATGATGGTAAAACAGAAGTAGAATATACATTAAATACTGAAGATGTAGGAATATTAGTTGATGATACTCATACTACTAATATTGAACTGAATGAAGATTTTAGTCTTGTAATGAGATATCCTAATGTAAAAGATACTTTGGATGCTAATAAAATTAAAAGTGCTACTGAAAAAACATTTTTTATGATTAAGAATTGTATTGATATAGTTAACCATAAAGAGGAGACATATAACAGAGTTGATTTAAGCATTAAAGAACTAGATGATTTTTTTAATAGCTTAACGCAACAAATGTTTGAAAAACTACAAGATTTTTTTACTACTATGCCTAGACTTAAACATGAAATTAAAATTGAGAATCCAAATACTAAAGTTACATCAACTATGGTTTTGGAGGGATTGGGCGATTTTTTAGGATAATCCTTTCTCATAATAATGTAGTTACATATTATACAATGAATTTTGGACTAATGCATCATCATAATTGGTCTTTAGAAGAAGTTGAAAATATGATGCCATGGGAAAGGGATGTATATATGAATTTATTATCACAACATATACAGAGAGAAAATGACGCACAACGAGAAGCAGAGAGAAAACAATAATGGATGTAAATTAATGTTTCATCTTTATATCTAAGGGGTAATAAACTCATGCAAAAAAAACTACAAAAAGATAGTGGGTTTGCAAAATATGATTTAAACGGCGATGGTGTCGTAAGTGATGAGGAATTGGCAATGGAAGAACGTATGATTGATTTGGATAACAAAGACAAGAAAGAGGATGCCCAACGTAATATGGCATGGTTTGCTCTTATGGGTATGTTATTATACCCTCTATGTGTTATCTTATCAGTTGTATTTGGTATTGAACAAGCAGCAAAAATACTGGGTGATATGGCAGGAGTTTACTTCATTGCCGTTGCTGGTATTGTTGCAGCGTTTTTCGGCGCACAGGCATTTAACAGAACGCCACCAAAGAAATAAGGAATAAGTCATGGCTGAACCAGTGGTAGAAACATTCAAAGACGCAATCGAAAATTTGAGAAAAACTCAAAAAGAAACTTTAGATAATTCAAAAGATAAGACAATATCTTCTGAAATGAAGAACTTTTATAGTAGTATATTTAAAGACCCACTAGTGGATATTCAAGCAAACTTTGAACAAAGTCAGAAGTTAAATTTTAAAGAAAAAAAGCCAGGCGGCGCCATGGAGATGTTGGATCAAATTAGAGCCGGTGTTGATGGAATGAAGTTAGGAGTTGTTCAGAGATTAAAAGATTCTTTTACAAATCTGGGTGGGTTGTTTCCTAACCGTGCCGCACAAAAACGAGCCCAGGCGGCGGATTTGGCACAGACTTTAATGCAAGCGGATATAGCAGATATGGCCAGATCAATGGGTGATGGCGCCGAACGGCAAGAAGCAATTTGGTCCAGCAAAGGAGCCTTTTCAAAAATAGCATCAAATGTTTTTGGTGGCGGTAAAGATGCTGCTGCAAAAGAGGCGGCTGATAAACAATTAATGGGTCAAAAAAAGATGCGATTACTTGCAGAACAAACTGCTGAAAATACCTCTGGTATTCTAGAAAATACTAAGAAATCAAAAATGAAAAAAGGTCTTGGTATAGCTTTTGCTTTAATATTAGCTCCTATTGTTGCTCTCATGGCATTTTTTGATTCTTTAAAAAAACAACTAAAAGCTCTTGGTATTACAAAAAGTGCTGGTAAATTAGTAGGAAAGATTTTTGGTCCAATTGGTAAATTCTTTAGAGGAATTATGTCATTTTTTAAAGAATTTACTATTGTTAAAAAAATCAGTGGATTTATCGATACTGTAAAAAAAGGTGCATCAAAAGTTCTTAAACCTGTATTTAAGTTCTTTGACAAGCTTGCCGGTTGGTTTAAATCATTCAGTAAATACGTTAAAGGAATTGTTAAAGCAGGCAACTCAGCATCAGGCATACTTCGATTTGCGAAAACGTTTGGTTCAATACTTGGAAAAATATTTTTACCAATAACAACAATAATAGCTGCATTTGATTTTTTCACAGGAGCTTCTGATGCATGGAAAGCGTCTGAGGGTGACGGACTCGTTGATCGTGTTTTACAAACAGTTTTTGGTGGACTTAAAAAGATGGTTCAAGGTCTTATTGGTGTTCCCCTTGATTTGTTAAAATCAGCTATTTCATGGGTTGCCGAAAAACTAGGATTTGAAGAGTTTTCAAAAGTACTAGATAACTTTAGTTTTGCAGATGAAATAGGAAAAATATTTGATGGCGTACTTGCGGGAATACAAGGAGCTGGAAGATTCATAAAAGATTTATTCTCATGGCCGGCAGATGGAGGGGTTTTAGCAGGGGTTGCTAAATTAATCGATATTCTAACTATACCACTTAATTTAGCAATTAACTATATAAGGGGATTATTTGGATTTGATGAAAGTGATCCTATATTGGGGGGTAAAGATACTTTCAGTCTTGGTACTTTTCTTGTAGATACATTGAAATCTGTCTTTGAATGGATGAAAGGGCTTTTTGATATTGACTTCAAGAAACTTGCATTATCAGTTATACCTGATTGGGCGCCTGACTTCATTAAGGATGCGGTGGGTATTGGTTCTGGTGGAAATAACTCAGATATAAAGCCTAAGGATGTTAAAGTAACAGCAGATACAGCAAATAAATCAGAGGAAGTACAAAAGCTTGTCGCCGAGAAAATGGATGTTGTTGCCGATGCTGCGGCAAGCACTTGGTCTGCAATTAAGGGCTTTGCGGGTTTTGGTGGTGGTGGAAACGTTACCGTCAACGATAATAGTAATAAAAAGGGTGGTGATTTAATTGCTGGACAGAGTGCTACGCCAAGTAGTCCCGGCATGGTTGCAGCAATATCAAGTTACGATGGATAAATGAATCATAAAAAAATGCCCCTCACTAATTTGTGAAGGGCATTTTTAGTTCGAGTCTTACTTATCCATCTTCAGCCAGTTTCTCAAAATATGACATTGCGTCATCATCATCAACCACGGTAGCAACAGGAGCTACAGGTTTAGTATTTACTACAACATTTGCAGTAGGTTCACTTTCCATTACATCGGCAACTGTAGCAGCTGCAACTGTCCCAGAAAGAACCATATCCAAACGAGTTTTCAATTCATCATATGATTTAAAATTAGATGCAGAACTAAACTCATTTAGTGAATATACCTTACTATATATTTCCTCAAGTTTATCATCATTATCATTCAATGCAGCTGGAGATTCAAACTCAGATTTATCATAGTTCCAATAACCATCTACCTTACGAAGCTTCAATTTGAAGTTCGCACCATTCCAAAGATCAAAAGGATTGATAGGAGATTCGTCTTCAAAGGCTGGTTGCATTGCTTCCATAACCTTATCAAAGATTTTCTTACCAAACTTATAAAGAAAGACCTTACCCTCATTTTGAGGATTTGCAGAATCACTCACAACGTAAATATTAGAAAAATACTGTAACTTACGCTTCTGCTTACGAGCAATCTCCTTATCAGATTCAATACCTGAGTTCCAGAACCTAGTATTAAGTTCCGATACAGGGTCATTCTGACCAATTGTAGTAAGGGAGTTTTCAATATACCACTGACCAGTTGGACCTTGAAAAGCATGGTTCCAAACTTTAACCCAAGGAATTTCTTCTCCTTGTGGTGTTGGAAGAAAACGAATTACAGCATAACCGTTTCCTGTCTTATCCATCGTTGGTTTCCAAAGTCTCTCATCAGCATAAGACTTCTTCTCTTGTGGTGCTGATTCTGCTTGGGCAGCACCCAACAGTGAATCAAGACTGTTTTGTTTCTTCATTGCGCTAAACGACATATGTATTCTCCTTATGTAAATGTATGTTCGTATGTTTAAGTATGTTTAAATATAACATAATGTATGTATAAAGTCAATCCTCTTTCTTATTTATATGTATTTTAAATTTAGTTTTTGACAAAATTCTTCTTTCGTTATGTAGTTTATCATATTATTATCGCCGTCTTTACTATTATGGAAAAACTCTTTCTGACCAAACCTATCGATAGCATCAACCCAATAAAAATCAACGTCATCATATTTTGTAAAAATAGCTTGCATTTGGTCTATCCAATTTATAGGGTTGAATCCCTTTGTACCACTAGGAAAATAATTGTCTGTTCCCTTGTAGATATTATTCAAATCCTCATTATATGCACTTAAATCAAATCCTAGCATATATACTTTCTTTGAACCAGACTCACACGCAAGAGACATTGCAGCATTACCTGTAGAGTATCCATTGCGTCCAACAATAGGAGTCACTTGGTCAGTTTCCTCTACATATGTAATCCAGATTCCAACGTCTTTTTCCATTTTCAACGTCAAGTCTTTTATGTCTAAATTTGGAAACTTCTTTATAGTAAGCTCAATTTTCTCTTTCAATGTGTTAGGGTCTTTTCCTTGTATAACACACTGCTCTGTCTGTTTATTATTTCTATGAATAAATTCTTGTGGAATATCATATCCCATTAAAGTCATTTCTGCAACTTCAGATGGAACTACATTCCAATTTGCAAAATAACAATTATTTTTTAGTGCATACCCAGAATCATATATCTCTTGTTGCATTGCATAGTCCATTGCAACGATATGATCAGGAGAAGCTTCACGATAGACCGCATTACATCCCCATGTTTTAATATCCACCCACTCTTCTCTTTTAATATCTGGATTGAACCACGACCTAGATTCACCATTACCAATAATTACAGAGTTCACTTACTCATCCTTCTGTCAATCTTTCCATTAGAACCGTCAGTGTTTACTGTGTAACTTACAGGCGCATCATCTAACCACCGTTCATTCTTCACAAAGTCAAGCTTGTACGCATCACGTTCAGATAGATTTGCAAGCACATTAAACGCAAGACTAATCCTTGATTCATCAGTTATGTTTTGACCAAACCCATGAAACAGATATGAATTAAACATAATCAATGACCCCTCTGTACACGGCATACCAACCTTGTTAGTGAAGTTTGCGTTGGCTTTACTGTAGTGCTTTCTTAATGAGAAAAACGGGTCACTGTTTGAAGGCATTTTTTCAAACACTAATGGTGGATGTTGTGGATTTGACTTAACATAATACACACCACTAATAATAGAGTTACCATGATTGTGCATACTCTGTGAACTGCCTGGGTCTGCACTGTTCAACCAACTCTCATGAATCCAGAAATCACGATGATCCAGAGTCATCACATTATCAAGATAATCTTTAGTACACTCATAGAACCATGTCTTCAAATCAGCAAGACCTTCATGGTCAATGATGTTAGGAGTATCCTTGAACTGTGTTGTATCAGGATTTGCAATTGCTTGTTGGTTAAATTCAAACTCATCCATAGAAGGAACCTCTGGCGGGTTTGGATTTTGGTATATCTTCAGTACACCAGCTGGGAAAATAGGAATTTCAGTCATTTAATATATCTCCAATAAGTGGGAAAATCTGTGCGATCTCTACTGCACAAGCTTGCGCCACATTCATATGTTCTTTTTGAGTACCATTCGCTGACCTCAATTCTATGTAGTGAACCCAACTACGGAGAGTTCCGTTCATGTACATGCGAGATACAGTATTACCTTCTGGCAGTACTGCACGAGCTTGCTCCTTTGCAATACCGTTGTCAATAGCCCACTTGTATGTTTCTTTTGCGGTATTGATAAGTAATTCTTGTTTTTTTTCCCATGCATAATGTAATTCACTATCGACATCAAGTTCAACACTGTTTTGACGATTCTTAGTGTCTTGCAAACGTGCCTCTCTGGTCACAAAATCTAAGTCTTTTGTCGGGTCAGCATAACGTTGGCTAAACTCTTGAAACGAGAATGAACGATGACGTAGTATCTGCCTTGCAATATCTCTCGTTGTCTCTATCTCTATACACGCACTGACCATCTCTAGAGGCGACCAGTGTTTGTTCTTGATAAGATACTTTATAAGTTTACCAGTTGTTTTCTTATCACTCTGATTATTAGGATTGGATACACGAGCACAATATGCAATCAACCCTTGAACATCTCTTAATGAATTATCAACATCAAACAACTCCTTTGATGCCATACTATAACTAATCAATTTTACTTGCATTATTTTGATAAATCCTCACTTATGGTTTTTTAATAGAAAAAGAGATGCTATACCTCTTAGTATTATCTGTCACTGGTTGTACATAATGTTCAATCCAAGTTGGAAACATTACAAGTAATGATTCCCTTGGAATTACACTAACAGAAGCACCATAATATTTTTTGGTTCTCCAAGGAAATTTAATCAATCTTTTTTGTATAAATGATGGGTCTTTTAAAACTAGGTTGCCGCTACCTCTGGTAGTCTCTCCAATTATGTGTTTATTTGAATCAAAGTTATCCAAATCTTCTGTTTCTGCACCAGCTGGATAGTAAACACCTGTCCACAAAGTATCGCCACTACCATGTACATGAGGTTGTGAAAATCCACCAGCAGCAAAAATAACATTGGCCCAAATACCCTCAACTTTTAATTTTGCAGCATAATCTTCTTCTGCACCACTATGAATTAGCATGGGGGGAACACATTTTTGAATTGCAGCACCTATCTCTTTAAAACTTTCATATAAAGTTTCTAAGTGACCAGATTGCCAACCACATTCATTTATTGCAAATGTTCTTGTTTGTGTTTGAGGTTGATAATTGGCCATCTCATTGTTAATATCATCAACCAACCTTTTATTAATACCTCTTGCAGATTCACCAAAATTAGCAAAAGCAAAAGGACTAGGAAATAACTCTCTAAAATTAAGATCAACCATTAAAATATACCCAATCGAATCCTAAGAGGAATTAATACAGGATTATACTTATTTTGTTCAAGTAGATTTGCATATTCTATCCAACGTAAACTCTCAATATATTGCTCTTCAATCTCTTCACCCTGAGTTATTTTACGACATCTTTCTTCTAGATTACAGAAAATATATACAATCTGTTCTGAAGTATCACCAAGTAACTCTTTAATATTTTCTCTAGTAATATTCAATTTTTCCGATTTCTTATACTGTTCTGTTCCATATATTGAATGAAATAGTCCACCTTTAACTTCATAATCTGGCCTATTGTTTTCTATAAGAATTTCAGCAGTTCCGTATAAATGATCATACAAAGTTCTATCCGAATGTGGAAGTTCTTTACATCCAATCTTTTTTAAGAATGACAGTTCTTTTTTATACTTCATTAATAATACCTTAGAAATGGTGCTGGTAGAAAGAATCGAACTCTCAATTAAGGTTTACAAAACCATCGTTATACCGTTTAACTATACCAGCACACACTATTTATCGCCGTGGACGGTTGTTTGGGCGATATCCTTTAGGCCAACTAGGTTGGCGATTTGCTAGTTTATTAACTCTATCAAACAATTCTTCATTTGACTTTGCTAAGTTAGCATTCTCAAAACCAAGTGCTTTAACTTGATCTTCTAAATCTTTTACCTTAGAGGCAAAAAAACCTTCTTCACGAATGGTGGGATCACCATCCAAATGTACAGTTACTTCCATTTGAAGTCTCCATTACATAGGGTTAACGTTAAGATTATAATACTATAATCTGGTGGATATGTCAAGTACCTAAATCGGTAATTGAGCACATTTTGGTAAATAGTTTAAATCTCTAGCATTTGCCTCAATCTTCTCCTTTAATGCTTTTGAAATTCTAGCATTGATGGCATCAGGTTCTATACCTTCTTTTTCACAATACCATAAAACAGCATCCATATGAGAAATACTTTTATCTTGTACTATTTGTTCTATCTGCATTGAAAATGTTTTAGAGGTATTTAGTGTCATAATAATTTTCCTGTAATAAAAAAGTTGGGGGCTAACCTTAGACCCCCACGGATGTATTACGGCATCACCCGATAAAACATTACGCTGTGCGTAGTGCTTTGTAACCAGCAGCAACAACTGATCGTTTAGGTGTACCGATACGATACTTCATATATGTTTCACCATCATATGACGATACACGCTTGTTCAAATAGATCGCAAGACCCGACAAGCGAAGCTTACTGATAACAGCACGAACATTCTTCACACCATAACGTGATGTAATCTGTTTTGCAGTTAGTTCTGCACCATTTACAAGTGCGTTTTCGACCTTAGCGGCCTGAGTAGTAGTAGTCATTTAAATGTTTTCCTTAACATTACAAATAGGTTGAAAGTATTCCAACCTTTAAAGTGGTAGTTTTTAGTCCTATACAGAGAACTACCAAACTCATCAAGTGTCGATATAGGAATAGGTTCCCGTCACTTAAATCTTTATTATTACTAAGTATAACATAGCATTACCTATTTGTCAATACCTTTTTTAAAAAAAGTGGGAGATTTCTGTTGCTAGGTATCTCCCAAACCCCGAAAGATTAAGCAGCTAGTGCGAAATCCTCATATGCAAAATTGTCGTTTGCGTTTAGTGTTTTTGACCTATAAGGCGGTCAATCCACAATTCTCCACTCATCTATCTCTGCCTGTCGATCCTATTTCGCCCCCATCATAAATCCACTCTAGTCCAAATGGACTTATGGTGGAGGCGTTGGGTACTGCCCCCAAGTCCAGTTCAGCATTCAATTCGTATCATCAAATTGTAATCTATATAGTATCATATTTTTAGTTTAAAGTCAATGCACTTTCTGTTTTTAAATTGTCTTTAAGTCTAGCTTTACCAGATGATAATATATAACTATTTTTCTAGCATCTTTCTCTTGAATGCTAACCAACCAATGAATCGTTCCTCAAACCACCACTCAAGGTCTTTATATTTCTTGAACTGCTTATCAAATCCAGTAGGATTAAACGATGGCCTGGGATTTCGAACGTTTGTGCCAGGAATAATTTTGTTCGTGGAATACTTAGCATATTGCTTTTTACCCATAATCTTCTGCACGAACTCAGGCATATCCAATAGATAGTAGTATTTAGCATCCATTATGATTTCATTTTCCATCTTTTTGTTAGGCCAGTCGTGCTTGTATGAAGGTTTCAACTCATCAGGCCGAATGCCACCGTGACTGCCTAAATCGCTCACATCAGGACTCCAGTGAATAGTGAAATTCTCTGGTGGTATTACCATATGAAGTTTACCAAAGATTGTGCTACCTCTTGGTACATGTGTGCAAAAGATAGGGTTTTTAATATCCATAGACAACAGCAGCTTTTGCTGATCAGCAATATCAGCACCACCACGGGCAATCCCATCTGCTCTGGTAGAAGTCACCTTGTCTAGCAATCCTTGATATTTCTTATTAAATGACCGATAGAGAATAAACTCGTTCCTGACAGGTTTTAGCAATCTGATTGCCTTTTTGACCCTATTTTCCATATGGTCAATCTGGTTTGCACTGATAACATCTTCATTTAGGTATGACTTAAATGTTAGCATAATTGATTATCCTTTAATTGTCTTATATTTATAC